AAGCAAGTGGCAGAGATTGCACATGACATCAGAATGGATATAGACTTACATCCAATCTATAAGCAAGTGGATGTACACATTATGAGATATGTTGAGGCTGCTGGAGTTGATAACAAAGAGCATTGGGTAGAAACAAAGTTAATGGATCTTCCTGATGAAGAAGGTATATCATTCGATTAAAAAAGAGATGGCAATATATAAGAATAACAAGATCACTATTGATCTAACTGAGTTAGTTGAGATTCGGGCACAAGTGACCAATCAGGAACTCTCTGAGTATGAGGTTGAACAGATAGCGAGTGCATTACAACATACTTTAACATGGGATACTTTGTTTTTCATGGTGGACAGTGCAATACTTGACTTTGTTGGTATGAATCCAATTGAGTATGGAAGCACTATGAATGAGAGTTGGTTATTGGAGATTGAACGTAATAAGAAGTGTTTTAAAATGGTAGAACTCAAAGGCAATAGTTGGACTATCGAAGTACCAAGGAGGGTTAAGGAATGAACTCAGCGATCACTGGCAAGACGTATCACATATACTATGAGGATAAGTGTTTGTTTAAGAATCTGAGTGAAGAGGACTTTGACTTTATATGGGATAAGATTTATCTGTCGTATCACACTGACAGTTTATCCTTTGCCACCTGTATTGGTGATGATTGTGTAATGGAGGAACAGAGTTTTTAATGAGATCTAAAGCATTTGTCAATCATGACTTAGATGTTCTTGCAGAATACATGCATGATTGGATTGATTACTTACAGGAACCCGATAAACTGAATGGGGGAGATTATACAGGGCCACGTTGCCCTTATGCGAAGAAGGTAAGAGATGATAATAGATTGAAGTTGGTCAAGGTTTATGACTTTTTCAGCGCGTACGACTACTGGGAGGTGGTTACAAGAGAATGTGAAAACTTCGATGAGAGCCACGATGTAGTCATAGTAGCAGCAAAGTCCAATGCGAATATCATAAATCCAGATCAAATGTCTGGCGCCGTTGATGGACTCAACACGTTTCTGAACTGTCAAGGAAGAGATCTGTGGTTGTTACTTAAGATGGATGAACTCTTTACCATAGTCATGATACAAAAAATCACCGCGTTGGACGATACGAGTAAGCAGTTGGCTGACAAGGGATATTATACGACTAGATACTCTGATGCACAAATGGAGAAGGTAGTGAATGGCCGTCGTAAGTATCGTGAGAAACTAAATGAAGAAACCTAAAGCCGTAGATCTACCTAATTACGGTGTACTTGAATGTGAACTGGAAGATAAAGATATTGACTACTTGTGGAAGTTAGTTCATAAGTATGCCCGTGGTGCAAAGTGGGAAGGAAACCGATTGCTAAGTATTGATAACATCGCTGACAAACAATTCTTTATTAGTGATGATGAAGGACTCTTTCAAAATGAAGTTCTGATGCCTGCTGCTCAAAGTTACTTTGAAACATATGGAACACCTTTTAAACTCAAATCAACACATTATCACTTACCTACATTCTCTCGTTTCTGGTGTCGTGTATCTCAAGATGGAGATTATCAAAGCATACATGATCATCAAGGAATATTCACCTTTGTAGTTTGGTTAAAGATACCTTTTGAAGGAAGAGACGAACATGATGCACAGCCAGGGTTCAGACCAGAAGCAGGAGATTTTGTACTTTGTTATCCCGATACATGTGGACAATACCAAAAGAGAAACTGGGTTTTAGGGAAAGGAGCCGAAGGTAAAATGTTGTTCTTTCCAAGTGACCTAAATCATATTGTATACCCACACTACACAACTACTGAGTATCGTGTTGCATTAGCTGGAGATATCGTTTTTGATAGTATGTCGCCTACTGAACCAATCAATCCAGACAGGCCAGTAGAACACTCGACAGCAAGTGGTAAAAACTCAAATGTATAGATAATGACATAATGGAATTACAAGAAACAATGAATATAGACCTTGATGTCAAGGAACTAGAATACATCTACGAATCGATCTCTTTCAGATTGGAGAATGATAATCATCTCATGTATCATCCTGATATCCGTAAGGACTTAGAGGATATGATGGCCGTTTGGGAAGATGAATACCTATAACGTCTATATTGGCGATAACCTTATTATGGAAGACATTCCAGTGGCAGATATAAAACATAAACTGGAATATCTAAAAGAGTATTTTAAAAACTATCCAAATGATGAACTTCGTAAAGAAGAAATAAAGGTGATTAAAAATGAGAACCAAAAAGATTGATTTACCTAATTACGGAGTTTTAGATATAACTCTGGATAAAGAACATTTGGATCATCTACATCATCTGGTCGAAAAGTATGAACCAGATAATGCAAAGCAACAGTGGATGTTAATAGATGACGATAACCGTTTTCAAAAAGAAGTTCTGGGAAAAGTAATACAACAATACATTGAAGACTTTGGAATACCTCATAGGTTAAGAACAACTCATTTACACGAGTTAACCTTTCAGAAGTTTTGGGCAAATTATACTGGAAAAGGAGAATATCAATCATTACATCAACATGACGCCATATTCTCTTTTGTTGTATGGCTTAAGATTCCTTCCTGTGCAAAAGAAGAACAAGAATCAAAAGATGGCCTGCACCCAGATGCAGGGGATTTCATTCTTACCTATAATGATATCACTGGAAGTGTAAGAAAAGTAAATTGGAAATTAGAACAACAATATAATGAAGGACATATGTTAATCTTTCCGAGTGATCTATTTCATGCGGTTTACCCCCACTACTTAACTGACGAGAAAAGAATATCAGTGGCTGGTGACATTGCAATCAACAGCATGGCTTTGAAAGGAATTAATGATCAGGGAATGTTGTTAGGCCCCTGTAATAGTCAGGAGTTTCTCAAAAAGAGCTCATAAAACAAGACTATATAATATAACACTATGGACAAATTGGTTTGACCGTGGTATACTTAAGAATGTAATTACAACATGTTATGGCAAAAGGATTTACAGTAAAGGCAAATGCCCCCAAAACTAAGAAAGTCGAAGATGACTTTAACTTAGACGAGGCAAAGGCATTAGCCAAAGGTAAAGCAATAGTTTTCTGTCTGCCAGGTAGAGGAGTCTCTTATATATTTTTAAAGAACTTCGTTCAACTATGCTTCGACCTTGTTCAGAATGGATCTAGTATTCAGATCTCACAAGATTATTCATCAATGGTTAACTTTGCAAGATGCAAATGCCTTGGTGCTAACGTTCTCAGAGGCCCAGATCAAATACCTTGGGACGGAAAACTAAAATATGACTATCAGTTATGGATTGACTCTGATATTGTCTTCAATACAGAGCAGTTCTATAGATTGGTATGGATGCAAAAAGATATTGCTGGTGGTTGGTACTGCACAGAGGATGGAAAAACTACATCTGTTGCACATTGGTTAGAAGAAGAAGACTTTGCTAAGAATGGTGGAGTGATGAATCACGAAACTATCGAGTCAATCTCTCGTAGACGCAAGGCATTCACTGTTGACTACACTGGATTTGGTTGGTTACTCATTAAAAACGGTGTATTTGAACATAAAGAGATGAAGTATCCTTGGTTTGCTCCTAAAATGCAAGTCTTTGAGTCAGGTGATGTTCAAGATATGTGTGGAGAAGACGTATCTTTCTGTTTAGATGCAAAAGAAGCGGGTATGGAGATCTGGATTGATCCTAAAATCCGTGTTGGTCACGAGAAAACGAGGATTATCTAATGGCAAATGGTGAAATAAGATATAAAGTCGTTGAATTAGGCACATCAGGGTGGTGTGTCAACGACCCTCATCAAGATCAAGGTCTAGATAAGGAGCAGGCAAGAGCAAGATTGAACTTTTATATGTCAGAAGGCATTTCTCCAGACAGATTAAGAGCTCAAATAGATAAATAAAAAGAAAACGGTTAAAAGATGGCAGACTCAGATCCAAAATTAGCACCCCATAATGTCGAAAGTCAGGGATTCGCTAGTGGAAGTGTAAAAGGACAGTATGATGTGAGTGCTCAGGCAAGAAAAAAGGCTGCTGCAAACACAAATGATTCACAATCTCCACTTGCTGCTGGTTAAAAAGAATCGAAAAACTTTAAGAGACCCTAAAAGGGTCTTTTTTTGTGTCTAAATAGAGTTAGCAAAACCATAAATCATGACTAGAATGGAAGATTGGGACAAATCTTACGACGATTTTTACATTAATGACAAAAATCCTCGTCCAGAGGAAGAGATAGCTGATGATATTTTGCGAGAAGTCGTAGGAGATCATCTAAATGATAAGAAAAAGAAGAAACTTCTTGAGGAATAATGGCAAAAGTAGACAGACCACTCGTTAATAGGACTCCATTTAGAGATATTAGTTTATCATTTGGTCGCCATCCTGTGACTAATGACATTGGTGTCTTCGTAAATGAAGATGCAATCAAGAGAGCTGTCCAAAATTTAGTAAGAACAAGAGTTGGTGAAAGATTTTATCAAAAATCAATAGGTAGTCCTCTTGAAGATACTCTATTTGAGCAACAAGATCCCGATACTGCTCAAGTTTTAGAGGACGATATAAAGCTTTTACTTGAAAATCATGAACCTAGGGTAAGTAATTGTGAAGTAGGAGTGAGTTATCCTTTAGATACTAATGAATTAAACGTAGCTATCAAGTATGATGTCACTGGGATGCAGTTTCCACAGCAAAGTATAGAATTTATTCTTCAATCAACTAGAGTATAATGTCATTTAATCAGTTTACAAACCTAGATTTCGCTGAGCTTAGAGCTCAGATTAAAGATTACCTTCGATTGAACAGCGATTTTGCTGATTTTGACTTTGAAGGTTCCAACTTTTCTACCTTAATTGACCTTTTAGCGTATAACTCTTACATTACTGCTTACAATACTAACATGGCAGTCAATGAGTGTTTCCTTGACAGCGCTACATTGCGTGAAAATGTCGTTTCTCTTGCTAGAAATATTGGATATGTTCCAAGATCTACCAGAGCTGCACAAGCTACCGTTAATTTTAGTGTAGATTTAGGCACAAATGACACAAAAATCTTAACTTTGAAGGCTGGACAAGTTGCCCTAGGTAATCAAACAGGAAGTCAGTACATATTTTCAATTCCAGACGACTTTGTAGCTACAACTAGTGACAATAATACTGCTGTTTTCAGTAATTTGAAAATCTATGAGGGAATTTATCTTCAAAAAACATTTTCCATTGATTATTCTCAACCAAATCAAAGATATATCCTCCCAAACGGAAATATTGACACAACTTCTATCCGTGTAACTGTCTCTTCAACCACAGATGAGATTTATACGCTCTATGATAACATTTTACGAGTGGATGCTACCTCTAAATTGTTCCTAATTCAAGAAATTGAAGACGAACAGTACGAAATCTTATTTGGTGATGGAATTATTGGTAAAAAACCGCCAGCTGGAGCATTAGTAACTGTAACTTATATCGTTACTAACGGAAAAGGTGGAAATGGAGCTAGAAATTTCTCATTTGTTGGTATTTTGAAAGATGATACTGATTCAACAGTTACTCAAGGCATATCGGCTCTCTCAACATCTCAAAAATCAGATAACGGAGACAATATTGAAGATATTAGTTCAATCAAATACTTAGCACCTCGTATATACTCCTCACAATACCGTGCAGTAACCGCCAATGACTATACAGGTATAATTCCATTCGTTTATCCTAACGTTGAATCTGTGACTGCCTACGGTGGAGAAGAACTAGATCCACCTGAGTATGGAAAAGTGTTTATTTCCATAAAACCGAAGAATGGTTCTTTCCTTTCACAGATTACTAAAGATGATATCTCTAGACAGCTTAAACAATATTCCATTGCTGGTATCAAACCAGAAATTATTGATCTTAAATATCTTTATGTTGAAGTCGATACTTCTGTTTACTACAACACTAATGCTACAAGCGATGC